AGTTCAATTACAGAACTTAAGTGCAAACAATACTACTACAGGTCAACCTTCAGTTTCTACTTCTAGTGTAAGTCAGTTGCAGGGGTTTACTACAGGTAATACTACAACAGGTCAACCTATAGTCTCTATTTCCGCTGTAGGTCAAAATCATTTACTAACTACAGGTAATACTGATACAGGTTCTCCTATAGTATCTAATGCTACAGCGATTGAAGATGAAGTAAGTACAGCATCTCCTATTGTTACTGGAAACCCAGAAGTAAACTCAACCCCGATAACTCAGATCAACTCATTTTTCGCTGGTGGTATCTTAACAGGTAGACCAGATGTAGAAGATGCCGCAGATCCTAACGAACAATATGAACAGGTGGTACAGCAGATGTTTGGTGGTTGGCCTAAAAGAATATATGATCATACTGATCTAGCTGTATCTAGAGGTCACTCTCAAGGATATAGATCTTTATACAAGTTTGGATATAACCCAGACGTAGATACTACAGAAGAAACAGTTTGGGGCAATGCTGGTGACTACATATGGTTAGACAGTGCAGTTACTATGTTTGTAAGTAGTACAAGTGTAAATGATAGTGGTACTGGCATAGGAGCTAGAACTATTCTCATACAAGGTTTAGATGAAGACTACAATGAAATAGAAGAGACTATAACTCTTAACGGACAGACACAAGTAGCTACTCAGTTGTCGTATTTGAGAGTATACAGATCTTTTGTTACACTTGCAGGTTCTAACGAAGGAACTAGCGGTGTTATATACATAGGTTCTTCTGGTGCTACAGGCGGAGTTCCTAACTCTTCAGTTTATGCTAGTATAAGCATAGGTAATCAGACACAGATAGCCGCTTATACAGTACCTGCTGGACATACACTATATATAGACGAGATTAATTTCACTGCGGCTGTATCTCAAGCTCAAAAGCTAGTTCACTGTAAGTTTAACAGTAGGGATCACGGATCTAACGTGTTTAGGACAAGGTTTGTACAAGTAATACAAAGCAATCAACTAATACAGTCATTTAAGTACCCACAAGGGTTTGCAGAGAAGACAGATTTAGAGTGTAGAGTATCTACAGACACTACCAACACAGCAATCGGCGCATCTTTCCAAGGTGTATTAATTAAGAACGAAACATAAGGTAATTTATCATGAAAGTCGGATCTAAAGTATCTTGGAACTCATCTGGTGGAACTGCTAGTGGTATTGTACGTCAAATAGTAAGAGATGGCACAGTACCTAACATACCAGTTAAAATAACAGGTACAAAAGAAGAACCTGCGGCACGTATTGAAATAACTGACGATAAAGGTAAACCTACAGGTCAAATGGTAGGACACAAAGTTTCTACTTTACGTAAAGCAAAATATGCTAATGATATCTTTACTACAGAACCTGAAGCTATCTCTAGATCTATGGATTTAGGACTTGGTGGAGCTACTCACGTATCTGACTACAATGGGCAAGCTATATACATGCCAGCAGAGAGCCATGAGGCGTATCTAGCCTTCTACGAGGGCAGTGAGCCTATGGAAGAAGCTGAAGCCCCCTCAGTGGATCGTATAGAGGCTCTCAGGGTCATTGTACAAGAGATCATGAAGACTGAATTTTCTAAAGCTGATTATCAAGGTGAGAAGGTTACTTTAAACAAGCCTAGACGTATCAAAGGTGGCAACAAGAAGTTTGAGGTGTTTGTACAGTCTGGCGGTAAAGTTAAGAGAGTTACATTCGGCGACCCTAACATGGAAATTCGTCGAGATGATCCTAAAGCTAGAGCTAACTTTAGAGCTAGACATAATTGTGATAGCAAGAAAGATAAAACAACGGCTGGCTACTGGTCATGTCGTATGTGGCAATCAAATACATCGGTGAGTGATATGACTAAAGCGAATATTGAAGGTAAGATCCTTAAGACTGACGACGAACAACGATTAGTCTATGGTTGGGCTTCAGTAGTAACCGAAAAGGGTGACGCTGTAGTAGATCGACAAGGTGATGTAATAGAGGCTGAGACTTTAGTTAAAGCTGTTAATGAATTTATGGAGCATGTGCGAGTCGGCAAGGCTATGCACACAGGGGATCAAGTAGGTGTCGTTGTACACTCTCTCCCGATCACTAAAGAAATTGGTGATTCTCTAGGTATCCAGTCTGACCGTGAAGGATGGGTTGTCGCTTACAAAGTATTCGACGATGATGTCTGGGCAATGGTGAAGTCTGGTGAACTCGCCGCGTTCTCTATAGGTGGACGTGCTATTAAGGAGGAAATCTAACTTGCCTAATCTCCTAAAAAACTTGCACCTTGAAGAACTTTCCCTAGTGGATCGTCCAGCCAATGCACAGGCAATGGTTAGCCTCTTCAAGCGTGACAATTCCTTTGAAGGTATTAATAAAATGAATGAAGAAATGGAAACCAAAGTAGCCGCTTACATGAAAGACAAAGGTTGTGGTCGCGCAGATGCGATGAAAGCCCTTGGATATGACATGGAAAAAGCTGAAGAAGTTGCAGAAGAAGTTGCTGAGAAATCAGAAGCAGAAGAGGTTAACCCTCTAGAAGCTGAGATAGAAACTCTCAAGGCTGAAAATGAAACACTTCGTAAAGGTCTTATAGACAACGGCTACGTTATAACTGCTGATGCAATCGAGAAGAAAGCTGAAGTAGAAATGATGGACATAGAAGGTGAGATGGTAGTTAAATCTGACATCCCTGCTCCAGTCCTAAAAGCACTTGAAGCGGCGGCTCTAGAAAAAGCTGACGTTGCTTTAACTAAGAGTGCTGAAGAAGCTCTACCAAACTTTGATATAGCTGTAGCTAAATCTCTAGTAGAGAAATTCGCAGAAGAAGAAAAAATCATGGAAGCACTAAAGGCGTGTGACGCATCTATTGGCGCATCTATGGAAGAATTTGGTAAGTCAGATGTAGATGGTGAGTTCGCCTCATCTTCAGACAAACTAGATAGTCTTGTAAAGTCCTACATGGACGACAACCAACTAAAGAAAAGTGAATACGCAAAGGCTTACGCTGTTGTAGCTAGGACTGACGAAGGTAAGTCACTTATTAACAAAACCTACAAAGGGGAATAATCATGGCGGTAATGCAGTCTCGTGACAACCGTACTTTCATCGCTGGGGAAGATTTATCTTCAGCACAATTCAAATTCGTAACTCTTGAGTCAGATGGTCAAGTAGACCTAGCTGATTCTGCTGGCGAAAACGCTATCGGTGTTTGCATCGTAGGCGCAGGTGCTGGTAAAGCTGTAACTGTAACCGTTTCTGGTTCAGTCATGGTAACTGCTGGTGGTACTATTGCCGCTGGAGCCGCTGTACAGACAGACGCTTCTGGTGATGCTTTAACAGCCGCAACTGGTGACGTTATCTTAGGCTATGCCCGTGAAGCTGGTGTAGATGGACAAATCATCGAAATAGAAATGATCCAAGGTGGCAACGTAGCGGCCTAAATCAGCATTTTAAAGGAATAACATAATGCCATTATTAACTCCCTCTTCAGTACATATAGATCAGCCGTTATCTAATTTAACGCTTGCTTATGTACAAGAACAATCTACTTTTATCGCTGACAAAGTATTCCCAACAGTGGGCGTACAAAGACAGTCTGATAAATACTACATTTATGACCGCGCAAATATGAATCGCTCTGGTGATGTTAAGAAATTAGCACCACGTACAGAAGTGAATCGTATCGGTATGGCTCTTTCTAACTCATCATACTATGCAGACGTTTATGGTCTAGGCATGGACTTCGACGAGCAAACACTTGCTAACGAAGATGCAATGTTAGAAATACGTTCTGCTGGCGCACAAACACTTACTAACCGTCTTTTAATCCATCGTGAAAAAGCATTTGCAGATACATTCTTCAAAGCTGGCGTTTGGACAACAGACGTAGCTGGTGCGGCTAGTGGTGCTGGAACTCCAGTCTACTGGAATGACTACACAAACTCAACACCTATCTCAGACGTAACAACTGGCGCACGCGCTATGCAGTTAACTTCTGGTGGTTTCAAGCCAAACACAATGGTTGTTGGTAAAGAAGTTCGTGACATCTTGGTTAACCACCCTGATATCCTTGCACGTTTGAATGGTGGTTCTACTATCAACAACCCTGCATTGATCACAGACGGTAAACTAGCTGAAATCTTCGGAATGGAAAACTTCCTAGTAATGGAAGCAGTAGAAAATACTGCGGCTGAAGGTTTAGCAGAATCATCTGCTTTCATAGGCGGTAAAAATGCTTTACTAGTACACACACCACGCTCTTCAGGTCTTATGACACCTGCGGCTGGTTTGACATTCGCTTGGAACAATATCCCAAGTGTAAACAACTTAGGTGTTACTGTTGAATCATATTCTGACGATGCTCTTAAGCGTCAGCAAGTTGCAGAACATATCCAAGTTAAAATGGCATACGACATGAAAGTCGTTGGTGCTGACTTAGGATACTTCTTCTCAGCTATCGTTCAGTAAGAACTACTAATATAGACAATGGTGAACCCTGAGCTTAGTTGCTTGGGGTTGCACCCAAATAATAAAAGAACATAACAGTATCCTTATAACGGAGTAGTCCTATGCACCCATCATACTTGGGATGGCAGGTTGATTGGCCTGTCTTTATAAAAATGCCTATTAGCGCAGACAATCGAGATTGGAAACGTGGAGATCATTTTAACTGGTTAGAGCGAGGTTTGCATCAAGATAAAGTTGCAATACTATACGCTTCTGGTTACTTGTACCACAACGAAGAATTAGTAGTTCAAACAAAGGTTGGAGATAGACTATCAGAGTTCTCTGGTAAGCAACTTGAAACACTTGTGAACTTACTTAACAGCGAAGTTAAGAGTAGAACCTCTAGCACAGCAGAGTTTAATACTAAGAAGTGTAAGAAGTCAAAGATAGATGATAAGCAACGAGGTCTTATTCGTCGGTTCTTAAACAACAATCGCTGGATAACAGAAGATTACTATAAAATAAGAGATAACATTCTCGGAGAATAAACAAAGGGGACGACTAAATGGCTTGGTCTTACGATCCAACGGATCTAAACACAACTACGGCTTCTGGTCGTCTCAATACAGTACGACTATTGGTTGGTGATACTGACACGACTGACCAGCAAGTACAAAACGAAGAGGTTACTTTTTCTCTAGGGGAGAATGGTGACAACGTATACTACTCTGGAGCTTGGATTGCTAGAGCTATAGCATCTAAGTATTCTAGGAAAGTAAACACAGAACTTAGTGGAGCTTTAAAAGCTGACTACTCTGACTTAGTTACACACTACAACTCACTAGCAGACAACTTAGAGTATCAAGGTAAAACTTCAGGTGCTTCGGTAGGGGTACTAGCTGGTGGCATTACTAAGAGTACAGTAGAAGCTGTAAGACAGAACACTAACCGCATTGAAGGCTCTTTCCGAAGAGATAGATTTAAAAACCCACCAAGCTACCAAACACCTGAATACGAATAGAAGGGGAGTAACATATGTCTTTTAGAGCATTTGACTTACTCAAGTTGGTTGAAGACTTTGGTGAAACACTTACACTACGTAAAATTACTACGGACGGTACTTATAATCCAGCTACAGGATCTGTAGTAGGCTCATCTACAACTGACTATAGCTTCACTGGTTACTTCTATGATTACTCTAGTTCTAACCCTGAAGAAGTTATTAGAGGTGTACGTAAGTGTGTAGTACCTTACCTTGGTGTAGGTATAGATCCATTCCCTGACGACTTAATCATAGGTAATGGTGACACAGTTAAAGTAACTAGAGCAGTATCTATATTCTCTAACGGTGTCGCTATGTGTTACATATGTGACGTACAGGAGTAGAATATGAAACAGGTACTAAACCTAGAAAAAACTATATCTAAGTTGCACAGTAAAGTTGATATGGCAGTAGAATTAGCTGTAAAGGATAGATTAGAAAAAATAGCTGATTATACTATAAATATATCTACTCCTACGGTAGATACTGGTGCTTATATAACATCCTTTTCCTATAATGTTGGTTCAGGTAGACCTAGAGGTAAGTCCTCTGAAGGTAGACCTAAAGAAGCCGATCCACAGGCTATGGCATCAGAAGGTCTTAACAATCTATTAAACGATATAAATAGCATACAAGACTTTAACTACAAAGATACTATTGTTCTTAGGAATGGTTCACCTCACGCTATAGATGTAGAGGAAGGTGGAGCTAACTGGAGACTTACACAACCTTATAAAATATTTGAGAGAGTAAGGAATAAATATGGCTAGTATACATAATGATATAAGAGCCGCACTTGAGACACACATCTCTACAACGGCTAACTTACCCGACATCGCTTACGAGAACGTAGCATTTGAGCCGACAACAGGTACTAGCTTTATTAGAGTAATGTACTTGCCTACAGTAACTAGACCTGCTGTACGAGGCTTAAATCCTCAACTAAGGTATCAAGGTGTTTTTGCTGTTACAGTATTTACACCAGAAGGTAATGGCCCGTCAACCGCAGACGACTACGTTAATAAAGTTATAGACGCATTTCAAGCTACTACTGACATATCGTTTACTAACGCACAATCAGAAACAATTAAATTATCAATCGACTATGCTGAACGGCAACAAGGTTTGATTGACAGCCCTTGGTACTACGTTCCGATTAATATCGGATGGTACATTTATAAATAACTAGGAGAATACATCATGGCCTTTGCACAGGGTTCACGCTCCAGCCTGTCTTACATAGCCGAAAGCACTTTCGGTACGACACCTGCTGGCAACTTTACTAACCTTCCTTTCAGCACACACTCTTTAAACTTAACTAAAGACCGTGTAGCTGGTAACGACATCCAAGCTGACCGTATGCCTCGTGTAGATCGACACGGTAACAGACAAGTAGCTGGAGATATTGTAGTAGACTTAAGAGATGCTGACTATGACGACTTCTTAGAATCAGCTATGCTAAATACTTTTTCAGGTGCTGTTCTTAAAGTAGGCACAACACCTCAGTTCTTTTCTATAGAAGACTATGCCGCAGACATTGATCAAGCTAGACTATTCTCAGGTTGTTCAGTTTCCACTATGGCTGTTTCCCTCGCACCTAACCAAATGGTAGCAACTACCTTCGGTATGGTAGGTAAGAATATGACTATGAGTGCTACTCAAAAGACACAAGATGCCGCTTCTGGAGCCGCACCATTTGATGCTTACTCAGGTGACATTGGTATTGGTAATGTAGGTGGAGCCGCTAACGTAGCTATCGTAACTGCTTTAGATTTCACATTAACTAATTCCTTCGCACCTACCTTCGTAATCGGAGACGATAGCGCACCATCATTAGAGTATGGTAGAGCAGAAGTTGAAGGTACACTAACAGCTTACTTTGAAGATGCGGCATTAATTAACCGTTTCCTTAATGAAACAGAGACAGAGATTGAAGTATCAGTTAACGATCCTACAGGAACTAACGCTTACACATTCCAGTTCCCTAAAGTAAAAATAAACAGTGCTGATGTTGGCGTAGATGGACCTACAAGCCGAATGATTAGCATGTCTTTCGTTGCTCTATATGACGCAACTGAAGCAACTAACTTGAAGATCACACGACCTTCATAACGTAACACCTTAGCTAAGGTTAGTGGGGACTTCTGAGTCGGGTCGGAAGTTCCCACACTTAACATAATTCACCCGATACTGCCCGAAAGGAACTCGACATGGATTTAATGGATCTAAAACCTACAAGTAATACTGTAGAAGTAAAGCTAAAGCACCCTAACACTGGTGTTGTACTTAAGAATGAAGACAAGACAGATATGACTATTGTAGTATTTGCTAGTCACTCTAAAGAGTACAAAGAGTTAATGCACGAACAAACAAACAAACGTCTTAAAGAGATGCAGTCTAATAAGAATACAAACTTAACTGCTCAAGAGATGGAGAAGGCTACACTTGATATGTTATCTAAGATAACTTCTGAGTGGAATATAACCTACAACAAAGAGCAACCTAAACTTTCCATTGCTAAGGCTAAACAACTTTACGATGAAGTGTTTTGGATTAAAGATCAGATTGAGGAGGCACTTGCAGACTCTCTGGATTTTACGAAAGCCTAACTAATCAGTTGTGTGAATGGGCTGAACATCAGTTTAAGCTCAATCAACCTGATAAGGATGGCACTACAGAACGAGAACATTTAGAACAAGTAGAAAGGCAGATTGGACGTAGACCTGAAGCACTGGAACCCCCGACACATTTTCCATCGCTTATGTCGCATGTCTGGTCTGCCTTTATTGCATTAAACAACAGTAGATCTATGGGATTCTCTGGACCTAACCCGATAACTTATATTGAAATTAAAGCATGGAAGGAACTGACTGAGACACATATTTCCTCTAGGGATATAGAAACGATAAAACGTGTTGATACAGTTTATATGGGGACAGTGAATGGATGACATAGGGGCGATACAATTAGCAGTTAAAGTAGACTACAAAGAACTTACAGGACTAATGAAGACTACTGGTCAGACTAAAAGAGCTGTAAGGTTGTTAGCTAAAGACTTTGCTAGAACTGGCGACAAAAGTCAATACATGAGTTCTATAAACAAGATCGTCATGGCACAGAACAACTTATCTAAAACTTCTAGGATGAGTCAATCTGCTATAATGAAGCTAGGGGCAAAGGTACAACAAGAGACTAAGTTTACAGACTCTTTAACTGCCGCTACACAAAGATTAAACGCCGCACAAATGGCTTCTGGCAAAGTCATGGGTAACACTAGAAACAAAATGAATGGCAACAACATGGCTATTCAACAGCTTGGTTATCAGTTTGGTGACTTTGCAGTTCAGGTTCAGGGTGGCACAAGTGCTTTTGTTGCATTTAGCCAGCAGGGTTCTCAGTTAGCAGGTATCCTACCTATGATTGCTGGTCCTCTTGGTTTAAGTATGGGAGCCGCTGTAGGTTTATCAGCCGCGCTTGGTATCCTTATACCTATTGTTTCTGCCGCAGGTAGAATGTTTATGGAAATGAACACCTCAGCTAAAGAGGCCGCTAATAGAATAAAGAACTTTGAAGAAAATCTAAAGTCAGCTAAAGCAGAGACTTTTGAGATGGTAGAGGCTTTAAGGCTTCTTAAGAGCGGTTTTGAGACTAAAGCTGAACTTGCTCTTAGTGATAATATAATTAAAGCTCAAGATCATTTAGAGGCAATGTTAGTTGCTCAAAAAAATATTAATAACGCTCAGTTTGAATCAGACACGAACAGACAGACCGCTTTGGATATTGCTAAAAAAGATGTAGATCAAGCACGAGAGAAGTTAAAGTTAGCCAGAGAAGATTTTAATCTACATAAAAAAGCATCTGCCTCATTAGAGAAAGAAAAAGATAAACAAAAACGTAATGAATCTATAGTTAATCAGCTTGTAGTGGCTAGGAGAATAATTCTAGAACAAGAACAAAAAGCTATAAAAGAAAAAGCTAAAGAGTCTTCTGAATTAGCTGATGCAGAACGTCTTCTTGGTGAACAGGCTATTGTTGCAACCCTTAAAAACATAGAAATAGAAATAGAGAAGAAGAAAAAAGCCGCTGAAGCAGAAAAGGCTCTTAATCTAAGTGTAGTAAAAAATAGAATGGATGGCATAGATGCCCACTATGCTTATGAAGAAAAAAAGGCTAGAGAGAAAGCGGCTCGTGATAAGCGTGTAGCAGAAATAAATAACGCAAAGTACTCTACTAGATTTGCTGGCGAAGAGTCACTTATGGGTATGCCTCTTACAGTAGATAAAGCTACACAAAAGAGAATAGATGATGCAGTAGAGTTAAACAGAAAACAAGATGACTTCCTAGCTAAACAAAAAGTACAGCTTAATGCGGCTAATATGATTAGCGAAAAGACTGGTGCTGAGTTGTTTGCGGCACAACAAATAAATGAAATGGCGCTATTCAAACTTGAACTTGATAAGTTAGAATTAAAGTCAGGCGATGAAAAATATAATCAGCTTGTAGCTTATAAAGAGTTAATGCAAGAAGCAGAAGCTAGAACTTTCTATAGAATACAACTAGAGAAAGAAGCGGCAGAAGCTAAAAGGATAGCTGACGCAGAGGCTCAAAGAGTAAATGATATACTACTTGACCAGTATGCTAGAATTGAAGCAGAGTTAGAAGATCAAGCTCAGAAACAAAAACAATTAGCTGATAGTATAGCAAACACATTTGGGGATGCCTTTATGTCGATAGTAGATGGTACTAAGTCAGCTAAAGACGCATTTAAAGATATGGCTAGAGATATAATAAAGCAGTTGTATCGTATACTTGTTGTAGAACAAATGGTAAACTCTATCTCTGGAGCTATTCGAGGTTCCTTTGGTGGTGGCGCACCTCAAGGTCCTATGCCTAGTGGAAACCCCATACCACATGCTGATGGTGGAGTAGTTGGAAGCCCTACTACATTCCCTATGACTGGTGGTAAAACTGGACTAATGGGAGAAGCTGGACCTGAAGCTATTATGCCACTTAAACGTGGAGCTAACGGTAAACTAGGAGTACAGATGGAGGGTGGAGCTACAACTACTGTTGTACAAAACTTTAACTTCTCTGCTAATGGAGACGATAGCGTTAAGAGAATAATAGCTCAAGCGGCTCCTAAGATTGCTCAAATGACTAAATCTGAGATCATAAATGATCGTCGTAGAGGCGGCACAATGAAAGCTACATTCGGTTAGACTTATAAGGAATATAACACATGGCACTAAGCTACCCATTAGCTACACCAACCACAATAGGTATTGAGAGCATTGAGCTTAGGGCTGTTAATGCTGTAGCTGTATCACAGTCACCTTTTACGTACAAACAACAGGTTATTTCTCACGGTGGTCAAAAGTGGGAAGCATCAGTCAATATTCCCTCGGTACACAGAGATAAAGCGGCTGAGTGGAAAGCTATGTTAGTAGGACTTAAAGGTCAAGCTGGTACATTCTTACTAGGAGATCCTGACTATGCTACACCACAAGGGACAGTAAGCTCTTGTGTACTGTCTGGTGATGCTGGTGATGATAACGCTACTGTTGTTATGGCTGGTACTCTTAAGGCTGGTGACTACATACAGTTAGGTTCTGGTTCAAGTGCTAAGTTACATCAGGTTCTATTAGATCAAGATGGTGACGGAACAATACAAATATGGCCTTCACTAAGGTCTACATACTCTAGTGCTACTGTAACATTTAATTCCCCTAAAGGGGTTTTCAGACTAGCAACAAACATGACTTCATGGTCAATCAATAATGCGTCAATCTACGGTATCTCTTTCGAAGCTGTAGAAGCTGTGATATAAAGGAATAAGAACTTGGCTGATAAGAAAATAACACAACTAAACAATATTACTGGTGCTAACTTAGCTGAGGCAGATGAGTTTGTTGTAGTTGATATTACTGCTGATGAAACAAAAGCAATTACGTTTAGTGAGCTAAAGACTGCCTTTGATACAGGGACAGGATTTGTTCGTATTACTGGTGATACTATGACAGGCAACTTGTCATTCGGTGATAACGACAAAGCCCTATTCGGTGCTGGGTCTGACCTACAGATTTATTCAGATGGCTCTTACTCTTATCTTCAAGAAGGTTCAGGAACTTCGGGAATAAGAATTACAAGTGACAACCAAGTAGCAATACGCAAGCATGATAATGAAGACATTGCGGTTTTTAATATAGACGGAGCTGTTCGTTTTTATCATGACAATGCCCAAAAGTTTTCTACAACATCAACAGGCATAGACGTAACAGGCACATTGACCAGCGATGGGCTGACTGTTACTGGTAGTACAGGTTCGGTTGCAACTGTTCGCTTACAAGCAGAAGAGTTACATGCTGACATTGTTAGTGTAAACGAAGGTGTAAATTACGGTGGAGTTAAGATAAAGACAAACTCAAATGGTACATTAAAAGACCGTTTAAAAATTGAGAGTAACGGCGACATCAGCTTCTACGAGGACACAGGCACAACTGCTAAGTTCTTCTGGGATGCGAGTGCTGAACGGCTTGGATTGGGTACTACTTCGCCTAGTGACAGTCTTCACATATATGATTCTTCTGGCGGCGCAACACTAAAGATTGAATCAAATACAGCAAACGCTTACGACTCTAGTAAGCTAGAACTTTTAGGTGGCAATTTAAGCGTAAGCGAAATATTGTTTGGTGACGCTACTGATAATGATGTTGGTAAAATAATTTATCGCCATGATGGTAACTCGTTATCTTTTAACGTAAACGCCGCAGAACGTATGCGCATCGACTCATCAGGCCGAGTTGGTATTGGTACTAGCGCTGTAGGTACATTGCTTCATGTTTCAAATGGTGTAACAAACAATATAGCAAATGATACATCAGAAGTTAGATTTATAGGTACTGATAAACCCTTAAACTTAGAACACGCTAATTTAGTCATACAAACAAATGACAATATGGCAATCAATAAAGGCGGCTCTATTGCATTTGGTGGGCGCTCTACAACGGGTTCAATTAATAGTAATAACTTTGCTCATATTGGTGGTAGAAAAGAAAACGCTACATCAGGTAATTATGCAGGGTACTTATCATTTGGTACGTCAGACAGTATTTCTGATATACATGAACGTATGCGCATAGACTCATCAGGCAACGTTGGTATTGGTGTATCACCTTCTTCGGGTGTACAACTAAAGGTAGGTAATAGTGCAAATAACTCAGCCGTATCTCGTATAACAAACGGAACTGTAAGCGTTGATTTAACTGCTTCAGGAAGTGGTTTGGCTTTCTTAGAAGTTGGTACTAATCATCCATTAGTTATTTCAACAAATGCTACAGAACGTATGCGCATCGACTCATCAGGCAACTTGTTGGTGGGTAAAACGACTTCGGACTTCAACACTCAAGGTAACAACCTCAAAGCAGGTGGGCATTTTGTTTTTGATGGCAACTCAGCACTTTATTTGAATCGCCTATCGAGTGACGGAAGTATTTTGGCGCTCTACAAGGATGGTAGTTTAACTGGTAGTATTGGTACTAATGGCTCATACCCTTATATTGGTTCTCACGGCACATCTGGTAAAGGTATTAAAATTACCGATGCTCTACTCCCAGCGACAAACTCTGGTGCTTTTAACGATGCAAATGTAAATTTAGGTGCATCAAATGTACGTTGGAAAGACCTATACCTCTCAGGCGGTGTAGACTTCGGCGGCGCAGTAAACTCTGGTGGTGTAGTATCCTCAAGCAATAAGTTGGACGATTATGAAGAGGGAACTTGGACTCCTATATTGAAAGATGGTGCTGGTTCGACTAGAACGCTTAGTTTTGCTGCAGGACGCTATACAATAATTGGCAGAATAGTTCATGTACAAGCCAATATAACAAGAAATGATTATGGCGGTACAAACGGTAATCTTACTATAGGTGGTCTTCCATTTACAAGCACAGGTTCTGGTGGTGCACCCTTTTTAAAAGGTGCGATGTGGCTTGATAACGGTGGGCCATCAACTGGTCTAAACGATAGTGTGGGGGTTTGTTATCTAGGAACTAGTTCTACATCAGTGTTTGGTCTTAAAACAACAAACCAAGGTCAAAATGCAGATACTAGGTATTTTCAATATCAGCATCTTACAAATGGTCGCCCTATTTATTTAGATTTTACCTATATAATATAATAACCCTCTCAGAGATTGGGTTGGACAGGTGGCAATAAGGCCACGATAAACAACATAGGAGGCCAATATGGCACTTACAGAAACACAATTAGAAGATAAAATTGAAGTGGTTGGAGATCACAAGCATGTGCAAGTTCGTACAGCTACAGTGATAGCCAGAGATGGCACAGAGATCAGCAGATCATTCTCACGTCACGTCTTATCTTGCTCAACTAAATCAGATGATACATGGGGTGACACTGACATCAGTGATCAGTCAACCGAAGTGCAAGCTATCTGTAGCGCAGTTTGGACAGACGCAGTGAAGACTGCATACCAGACAGCTATGGATGCACAAGAAATATAGGAGGCTATTATGGCAACAACACACACATGGTCTATCGCTAACCTAGAGCGAAACACATCTAATGATGGAGTAACAATAGCTCACTGGCGTTGCGAA